GGTGACTTGCACTGGGTATTCTTCATGATAAATGACATCGATAATTATTATGATTGGTATAAAGACTCAGAGACATTTAATAATTACATGACTGAAAAATACAGTGGACAATATCTTGTTGCATCTCAAACCTCAGACATCATAACATCATCCAGTAAATTTCTTGTGGGTGAAAGTATATCAAGTGCTTCACAATCAGCACATGTTGTTTCAGTTGAACCCCTACATAAAAGAATCAAAGTTGATAAAGAAGTGTTTGTGGGTGGTAGTGTAGTAACAGGTGCAAACAGTTCAAAGTCATTTACAGTATCATCTGTTTTAAATCCTCAAGATGCTCCACATCATTATAAGAATAGTGATGGTATAAAAAGAACAGACCCAGCAGAAGGATTTACTGCAGTAAGTAATTTTGAAGTTGAATCAGAAAGAAACGAAGAAAAAAGAACAATTAAAATCATTAAACCAAACTACATAAGACAAGTTGTATCTCAGTTTGAAAGAGTGATATCCAAGTAAACTATGGAAAATTTTAAAGCGGGTGGATTTTACCTAGATGCCCTTACACTGGTAAATCAAGATGGTGAGTCTGTAGACATCACTAAACTTTGTACTGGCTTTAAACTTTACGAAAGTATTTACAAAAAATTTGTAACAGGTAGTGTCGATTTATTTGATGGTCTCAACCTAATCAAGAACTTTAAATTTTCAGGACAAGAATATGTTCGTGTCTGTATGAAGCAAATCGAAGGCGTAGGTGATACTGCAGAAAAAGAATTTGCAATCGATAAGACATTTAGAGTCTATAAAGTTAAAAACGTAAATAGACCAAAAGAAGACCTCACTACTTACGTTCTAAAGTTATGTGACCCCCGTATGTTCTTTGTGAGACGTAAGAGAGTTAGTAAAGTTCTCAGAGGTTCATACGACCAAATGCTTCAGAACATGTTAATAGATGAAGCACATATACAACCCGAAGAGTTTGACCACTGGGAGAAGACATTACCCGAGAATCAACAGTTCATATGCCCCAACTGGAACGTTGCAACCTTCATAGATTACGTTGTAAACAACTCAAACAAATCACCTAACCCTTCCTATAGAAATGGAATGTTCTTTTATCAGACGCTAAATGGTGGGTTCCGATTTAAGTCCATCGATGAAATGTTTGAGTCAGAGTTTCCTATGGTCTTTTCAAATCGTCCAGTATCAGGAACACTGGATACAGAAGAGATGGATATCAATGCGAAGGCAGGTCTAAATGCACAAATCATCAACCACTATAAACCACATATCTTTGATACATTAAGAGGAACGGTTACTGGTGCTTATGCATCGAGTATGAAAGTATATGACCCTATCAGAAAGGTGGAAGAAGATGTGTATTATGATATGGAAGAAACTTTTGATAGAGGAAAACACTTATCAGGTTTCCCCATGATTTTAACAGACGGGAAAAAAGAGTTTGTAGAAAAGACACTCACTACTGGAGAAGTAATCGAGAAAACTACATCTCCTAGTGTATCAGAAGTGGATGTAGACCTTGCACCCAACAAAGTGCCAGATGGAGTAGTGTTATATGATTACACTACACTTCATGCTTATGATAATGCAGATGATATTTCTGCACAAGAAAATTTTGAAGGTTACAAAACAAAAGACAATGGTAGATTAGAGAGACGTGCATTGTTGGAGATATTACAACAACATAAAATCGTAGTTACTATACCATTAAGAACAGACTTATCAGTTGGAACTATTGTAGAGTTGGAAATCACTGAACCCGAAACAGGAAATCAAAACGATAATAAAGCAAATGACAATAGATATTTGATTACGGATATAGCAATGGAAGCAGACCCATCTGAATTTAGTGGTGTGTGTATTTTAGAGTGTGTCAAAGAAAGTTTTGCAGTTGACTTGAGAGATGTCAATCCACAAGAAAACATGGAAGGGCCTGAGGAGATATAATGAAATATTTTTATGGTATAGTTGAAGATAGACAAGACCCTCTCAAGATTGGTAGAGTTAGAGTTCGTGTACATGGAATCCATACAGACGTTAAAGCATTGATTGCAACCCCCGACTTACCATGGTCACAAGTTATTCTTCCAACAACTGGTGCTGGTCTTTCAGGTTTTGGAACACAACACGGACTCGTTGAAGGGTCTACGGTAATCGGTTTCTTTAGAGACAATGATGTCATGCAAGATTACGTAGTGACTGGTGTTGCTGCTGGTATTCCTCAAGCAGGATATAAAGAAACTATTACAGATGAATTATTAGAAAGGTCAATTGAAAAAGGATTCAATGACCCAAGAGGTTTAACACTCGATGCATATACAGATAAACCCGATGGGCCTAATTCTGCAGAACAACCTCTCAGAACTTTTGGATTAACAACTGCATTAGATACAGCACCAAAACAACCCGAGTCATTAGAAATCACATATGATGCAACTGGTTCTAAGATTACAGAACAAGAATTAACAGAAGATGATTTACCTTACTATCCATTATACACTGATGCATCCGATTTGTCAAAGTATGCAAGAGGTGAAAAGTTACCAGTAGACTTTAACACTACACTTCAAGAAAGTATCACGGGTGGTGAGATTACATTCCCCGATTCAAAAGCAGAACCTGTATATCCGTATAACAAAGTTTACGAATCAGAGTCAGGACATGTATTCGAGATAGACGATACACTTGGTAAAGAAAGATTGAGACAATATCATAGGTCAGGTACTTTCTCAGAAGTACATCCCGATGGTAGTATTGTACAAAGAATAGTAAACGATAATTACACTGCAGTGTTAAAAGACAATCAAATGTATGTTGCTGGAGATGTAGATTTAATCGTAGAAAAAGGTAATGTCAATATACATGTTAACACTGGTAATGTCAATACTACAGTGTTAAAAGGTAATGTAGATACAAAGGTCATGGAAGGTAATGCAGACTTATACGTGAAAGGTAATGTAACCGAAGTCATTGATGGTAATGTAGATGCGACTATCGGTGGGACACTCAATGCAGATGTAACAGGTAACACAACATTTACTTCACCTAATACAACCATGACCACAAACCTAACAGTGGATGGAACAGTCCATATCACTGGTGCTCAAACTAACGATTCGAGTATTAAGGCTGCTGGTGAGGTTACAGCGAAGAATAAAGTTAAACTATCAACTCATACTCATAAGATTGTTGGTGGTTCTTCAGCAGGAAATACAAAGAAACCTAATTAATTTGTATAAATAGATATATGGTAGATTACGTAGTCAACGAAGGTAAAACGGTAGCAAACAAAGAGTTGTATGCTGACTTGAATTTACAGTTCACACCACATCCTGTTACAGGTGACGTGACTCGTAAAACAGATACAGATGCAATCCGTAGGTCAGTAAGAAATATTGTAATGACCAATCATTATGAAAGACCTTTTAAACCAGGCCTTGGTGGTAACTTGATTGGATTACTATTTCAATTAGATACCGATAGAGGACTCAATAGAGTCACCAAACAATTGACTGAAACAATAGAAACATTCGAACCTAGAGTTGAGAATGTATTAGTCAGAGTCAATAATGAGGGTATGGAATCAAACGAATTAGCATTAACAGTATTCTACAATGTAAAAAATGGAAAAAGAAATCAGGAACTAAACTTAACAGTAACTAGGACACGATAATGGCAGTAAAAAGTTCACAAATTAATATAACGGATACAGACTTTGACGATATTGCTCTTGGTATCAAAGACTATCTAAAAGGACAAGAGAAATTTAAAGATTACGACTTCGAAGGGTCAACTATGTCAGTTCTTATTGACATGTTGTCTTACGCTGCTCATGTATCCGCTGTAAATACAAACATTGCTGGTAGTGAACTATTTTTAGATTCAGCACAAATAAGAAAAAATGTCGTGTCTCGTGCAAAAGATTTAGGATTCGTGCCAGGCTCAGAAACTGGTTCAAAGGCGATAGTAAATGTCGAACTCAAAAATGTCAGGAACGCAGACGGAACTTACCCGACAACAAGTGAGATGGTTATCCCACGTGGTAGCATCTTCACAACAGTTTACGATGGTTCAACATACGAGTTCGTAGTACCATCCTCAGTGCAACCAACTCAGAACAGTACCACATATAATTATACAGACGTGAATTTAGTACAAGGTACATATGCTTCAGATGTGTTTGTTTATGATTCACAAATACAAAATCAGAAGTTTGTACTATCTAACCAAAGAGTTGACAAACAGTATATCAATATTTCTGTTAACTCAGGTGGAACATCTTCATCATATGCTTTATCAACAAACGTATCAAATATCAATACGCAATCTAAAGTATTCTATGAACAAGAAAATGAAGATGGTTTTAGAGAAATCTATTTTGGTGATGGTGTTTTAGGTAAACAACTATTAGATGGTGACATTATAACAGTTACCTATATTGTTGTCAACCCATTCCACGCTAACGGTGCAAAGAATTTCGTAATGCAGAATGCAATTAACGGATTCTCAAATGCAACTGTTACCACTGCAGTTAATTCTGCTGGTGGTGGTGAAAAAGAATCAATCGAGTCTATCAAGTTTAAAGCAACGAAGTTTTACACTTCACAAAACAGACTTGTAACACTCAACGACTATAAGGCAAAAATTTCAGAATACTATCCTAACGCAGATGCTGTTGCAGTATGGGGTGGTGAAGACAACGACCCACCCGAGTATGGTAAGGTATTCGTTGCATTGAAACCAAAGAATTCAGACTATTTATCTGAAACAGAAAAGGCATCTGTAGTGTCTAGTTTGAAGGGTCTAAATATGTTAACAGTAAGACCTACAATCGTAGACCCCGAGATTATTAAGATATTGGTTTCAACAACATTCAAATATAATGCAAACGCTACAGAACTTTCAAAAGGTGAATTAGAGTCTGTAGTAGTAAATGCAATCAATACTTTTGATGCAGAGAACTTAAAGAACTTCGATTCAATCTTTAGACACTCGAATCTTGTTCGTTCAATCGATGATTCAAACAGTGCAATCTTATCCAACATTACAAATATAAGATTGAAGAAATCACATAAAGTATTTACAGACACTTCAAGAGGTGTCACAATAGAATTCGGAAACGGACTATACAACCCACATCCAGGCCATAATGCAAGTGCTGGGGGTGTCGTTTCCACATCAGGTTTTAAAGTTTCAGGTGATTCAGTGAATCTACAATTCTTCGATGATGACGGTAACGGAAATCTAAGAAGATACACATTGTCAGGTTCAACTAGAATTTATCAGGATAATACTGCTGGTACAGTAGATTATTCAACTGGAAAGATTGTGATTAACAGTATATTCTTTACAAGTACTGATAATGCTGATAACACAATCAATTTCACGGTAGTCCCTAATAGTTTTGACGTAGTTGCAAAGAGAGGTTCTCTCATTGATATCGACCAACAATCTATTTCGGCAAAAGGTGAAATCGACACCATCGCAAGTGGTGAATCGAGTGCTGGAGTTGGTTATCAATCCACATCTAGTACTTCTTATTAATGTATAAAGTGATTCAAGACGGTAGGTTCCGTGCTTGAAGTAGCATCCCATTAACTTGGTTTTTATAGGAGTAAACTAAAATGGCAGATAAAAAAATTAGTGCATTAACAGCGGTTGCTGATTCAGAAATCGGTGCTGATGACTTACTACACATTGTTGACAATCCTGGCGGAACACCAGTCAACAAGAAGATGACCATTGGTCAATTGTTCGAAAACATTCCAACTCACCTAGCAGTAGATGATATTACAACATTAACTGCAACTGCAAGTAACCTTGCATCTTCTTTTGCAACTGCAATTGATGGTTCAGGTTTCTCTGCTCAAGTAGCTTTCACATTAGATGATGGTACAGACGTAGGTCAGTTAAAAGTGATTTGGATGAAAGATGACGGTGGATATGATGCAGTTATTACAGTTAACAGTTCATATGAATCACACGTTTCCACAATCACCATGAATGACCAAGGTGATGCTTGTATCCTTATGTGGGATGGAAGCAACTGGTGGATTCTTTCAAACAAAGGATGTACAGTAGCATAATAAATCATGCATAGTAATACAGAAAGTTTAACTCAAAGAATAGGAACGATTCTCCCCGATTTTATCAGGGACGAAGCGCCTGTCTTTGAGTCTTTCCTTTCTGCTTACACTGAATATCTAGAGTCAGAGATTATCACTCTTGAATCTCAAGAGGAAATCGATACACTCTTATTAGAGGATGGTGTTAGTTCCATGTTATTGGAAACTAGCACCGTTTCTCCTTCACCCGACCAAGATTCATCAAAGATTGCATTCGAGTCAACAGTTGCAAACGCAAACGAAACTGCTTCACCTTTCACGAAGGGTGAGTATGTTGTTGGTAGTGTCTCGAAGTGTGTTGCAAAAATTGATGTAATCAATGGTAACAAATTATACATCTCTACTGTTTTAGGAGAAGGTTTCTCCAAGGGTGAGAAAATTACTGGTAGAGAATCCAAACAAACAGGTGTTGTATCATCATACAAACATAATGCTATATCAGCAAACAATCGTCTTTTACAATCTTCAGACGTTGATACTACATCGGAAGAATTTTTACAATACTTTCAAAACGACTTTATACCGTCATTAGATATCGGTAGTACAGTCAATAAAAGATTAACAATCAAAAATATCAAAGACCTTTATCAGAATAAAGGTACTGCAGATTCTATCAAATTCTTGATGAGATTATTATATGGTCAGGATGCAGAAGTAAGATATCCAAACAATGAGACCATCTATGTATCAGAATCAGACTACAATGAAGTAAGAAGAGTTAGAGTACAAGTAAGTTCAGGGCCTCCAAGTGCAACAGATAGAATCATTCAATTTAGGCCTGGGTCTACTACAACCATTGATGCAGAAGCAGTTGTTGAAAATGTATTCGTTGATTCATTGGAAGAAAAAAGATACTCTTTAGAAATTACAGAAAACCATATTGGAACTTTTACTCAGGGTAGTGAAGTAACGTTTATTGATAGAGATGGTCTAACAGAATATAAAGGTACAATTGTAGGTGTCATCAACGATGTAACCGATAGGTCATCATCGACATATATTGAACATGATGACGATGGTGTCATATTGTTTGAAAACTCATTCTTAACTGGTGCAACTACACTAACAACAGATTCAACAACTCTTGTAGGTTCACAATCTAAATTTACAAGTGAAGTATCAGCAGGTGATATATTAACCTATGTAGTTTCAGATACAACATATACCGTTACAGTCGATAAAGTAATCGATGATGAAACTATTACGTTGACAGCAAATCCATCTGTTGCTTTAGATGGTGAGAATGTTTTACAAAGTGCAAATGCTGGTGGTGGTTTATTATACGAATCATCATCACTTGGTTCACTCTACTCTCTTAATGATAACATAAATTTCTCAGGAAGTAAAGAAGATGTTACAAATAATTCTACTGAAGAATGTAGAACTAGAGTAGATGGTTTATCAAAAGGTGGTATCACACACATCTATGTAGAAGATGGTGGTCAAAACTATGAAGCAGGAGACTTGATAGTTTTTGATAACGATGGTACACAAGGTGGTGGTGCAGAAGCCGTCATTGGTGCTGTCGGTGATGAAGCATTACTAGAAGCACAAACACAATTTGGTCACTACGAGTTTGATGGTGTCAATGGTCAATCACTTTATGGTGGGCCTGGTGTCAGAGATAAGTTTGGTCAATTAATTATTTTTAACGACCAAGATTTAGATGTGTATGTCGATGGTGTTCTACAAACTAGAAGTACATCTTACACTACAAACGATTACACTTCACAAAACGATAGAGTGACATTTACAAATGCAATGTCAGGTGGAGAAAGAATAGAATTCTTTACTGCTTACAATAGACTTGTATATGAAAACGATGACCCAATTGCATTAGAAACAACTGTAGGTGATATCAGAAGTGTCAAGATTCTAAACAGTGGTGGTGGTTATACACAAGTACCTAAGATAAACCCAGGCGGTTATTTGTATCTAAATGATGTGTCAGGTTTCCAAGTAGATGAAGTAGTAGAAGGACAAAACTCTAGTGCGACTGCAACCATTATTAGAATAGAATCAGATAAAGGTAGATTGGTAGTCAAGAGATTAGATACAGATACTGGTGCTTTCCAACAAACAGAAACTATCGTTGGACAAACATCCAATACTTCTAGAGGATTAGTTCAAGCAAATGTATCTAGTGGTACAGGTGGTAAACTCTTTGCATATTCAGATGATATCGGTGGAGTTAAGTCTGTAAACATTATCAATCAGGGTAGTAAATTTACCATGGACGGTGTAGTGTCGAATGACTCTTACTTCCCTATGTTGATTACTACACCAACTGCAACACCATTTAAAGGTCTAACAATTACAGGTGAAATTTCAGGAACAACTGCAGAAGTAGTGAGATACGATGCTGATAGACACATCATGACCTATACAAATCTTGATGGATGTTTCTTGAAAAATGAAAACGTCAAATTCAACACCTCAGATAATTTCAATATTTTACAGACAAGTGCCTACAATGCAAGGGGTCAATTTGGTGGTGAAGGTAAAATGCAAGAGCAATTCGTCACCGACAAGGGACAACTAAATGCTCAGTCAGCACATATGCAAGATGGTTTGTATTACCAAACTCACTCGTATGTTGTAAAAGTTGGTGAATCAATTAACAAATATAGGTCAGTACTAAAAGACCTAATTCACCCTGCTGGTCATGTATTCTTTGGTGAAGTAGGTATACAAAACTCAATCAATACAGTAGTAGAGAATCAGATATCATCTTTACACACTGTAGTGTTTGTTATGGAACCAGTCTTATATGTGCCAGATGCATTCTCAAATTCTTGGAGAACTGCAATACTTCATGCAGATATGACAGCAGATGGGCCTGAAGGTGGTTTTGCATTAACAAGATTAGAAGAAGCAGGTCAACCAGCATATAATACAGACCCAAGAACGGGTGGTGCAATTACAGAAATTGCAACAGAATATGGTGACTCATCCGTTAGAAACAGACACGTTAATATTACCAAGATACAATCTTACGACCAGTCTGTTTCTCTTACACCTATTGCAAGAGGTGAATCAAGAATCAATGGTTCACTCAACTTAACAGACAATCAAATAGTTCTTGACCATCATAGAAGAACTTTTATCAATTCATATGGTGAGGAAGTATCACCAGTACAAGCAGACCAAGGTAAGATTAATTATCATTATACCCCTGTAGATGAGAGATTGATTTTAGAGGATGGTGGTCAGATACTAATTGAAGATGAGGTATGTTTACTAAGAGCAGAACCTCAAATCGGTGCAATCGTAAAAGGTGTCTTTGGTGACAACATGATTTACGAAGATGGCACATATATGAGAATGGAATCCGAGACTACAATCGAAGAAACATTCTACTTTATTACAGAAAGGTCTATTGAAACAGATGACAAATACGTATTGTTCGAAAATGGAGATAGACTAATAACAGAAGATGGTGATGAGATTATAGATGAACACTCAACACCACATTCAAATGTATCATATGCTCCTTTAGGGTCGACTTTAAGGAGTCTAAATATAATACAAAACCAAAACACTTACGATATAGCATATTATCTCAAACAAGACGATGGTTCTGCATCAAATTCAGGAACACATGGGGACGATATTGTGTTAGAAGATGGTTATGGAAGTATTCTGAGTGAAGAATCCGTGCCTGAGGGCTTAAGATTGTATGACTTAGACGATATGTATCCAAGAAGATATATCCCAAGTTATGCAACTCATGAAAGAGAACGTACAAATTTTGCATTTAGTTCTTACATTAAGTCTGCATAGTGTTATAAATAGTATATAAATATCTGAGGAGATAAACAAAAATGGCAGCAATTATTACAGAAAAGTTTCGTACCCATAATGCGAAACAATTCAGAGAGGACTTCGGTGAAACCGCTTCATCGACTTATATTTTCATAGGAAGGTCATATCCATGGACGGATGACACTTCACCACCTACACCAGTAAATGGAACTGGCGAGGAGATGGATGCATTTTCAGACATGCTATCTTTAAAGAAGATTGGTATTTCAGATGTATCACATGGTATTTCAAGAATAGATTGGACTTCAGGTACAACTTACGATGAGTATGGACATGATATTAGTTCATCTAACACTTCAACAGGAAACAGTTCAAACAACTTGTGGGATGCAAACTTCTACGTAATGACGGATGAATATAATGTCTACAAGTGTTTAAGAACAGGTAGAGATTCAAACGGTGCAACAGTCGCCTCAACTGTTAAACCAACAGGAACAAGTGCAACAGACTTAGTTTATACTTCAGATACAGGCGCTGCCAACGGTTATATTTGGAAGTATATGTTCTCAGTTTCTGCTTCAGACACAATTAAATATGTTACCTCAGACTTTATCCCACTCAAAACATTGGGTGCAAAAACAAACGTTGGTGGTTCAGGAACTAACGGTGCATTAGGTTCATCTGCAGATAACGATGGTTCTGCACAATGGGATGTAGAAAACTCAGCAGTTGACGGTGCAATCTATCACGTAAGAGTTGCAAACGGTGGTTCAGGTTATACAAACGGAACATACACTGGTGTTGTAGTAGACGGTGATGGTTCAGGTGGTACATGTACAGTAACAGTTGGTGGTGGCGCAGTTACCTCAGTTGCAATGACAGCAGGTGGTTCTCCAGCATACGGTTCAGGTTACAGACGTGCATCAATCGACATCGATGGTATCTCAGGAATCGGTGGTGGTTCAGGTGCAAGTGTTATTCCAGTAATTTCACCTATGAACGGACATGGTGCTGACCCAGTTGAAGAACTTGGTGGTAACTATGTAATCGTTAACTCAAGATTTGAGTTCAACGAAGGTTCAGGTGACTTCCCAACAGATAACGATTTCAGAAGAATTGGTCTATTACAAGACCCATTCACAGCAGGTACAACAACAGTTGCAACAGGTACAACCCTATCTGCAGTTTATCAAATGACACTATCAAATGTGTCAGGACTTTCAGTCGATGATACTATTATGGACGCTTCATCAAACGGTGATGCAGTCGCAGTTTCTAGAATCACTTCAATTAGTGGAAACGTAGTATCACATATCCCAGTCGCAAACAGTGGTGGTGAATATGTAAACTTCTCAAGTGGAACAGTATATAAAAATGGTGTATCAATTGGTAACATCAACTCAGTAGATTCTAACTTCCCCGAAGTAGAAAGATTTACTGGTAATCTGTTATACGTAGAGAATAGAGGTGCTGTAACACGTGCTTCAGACCAAATCGAAGATATCAAACTTATCATCGAGATGTAATTTGTGGGGACATTATGTCCCCTAATAAGAGTAAGGAATTATGCCAGAGAAAACTGATTTAAACATATCACCATATTACGATGACTTCTCAGAGGATAAGAAGTTCCAAAAAGTTCTTTTTAGAGCAGGTAGACCTCTTCAATCTAGAGAGTTAACTCAGACTCAATCAATCTTACAGAATCAAGTCGAGAGATTTGGTTCTCATATGTTTGAGGAAGGTTCTATTGTAACTGGTGCTGAATCAGATGTTGATATGGCAATGAACTATGTCAAAGTCAAGTCAGCAAATCCAAACTCTTCAGGTGATACTTCTGCAGAAAGTTACAGAACATCATTTCACAATAAATTCATTAGAGGTAAATCTTCAGGTGTTGTTGCACAAGTATTCAACTCATCTGCAGAAACCTCAGACGATTCCTTAACACTATTCGTAAAATTCTTACAACAAGGTACAGACTCTGCTAACTCAGCAATCTTCTATTCAAATGAAGATTTACAAGAGTGTACATTAGGTAATGATGGAACAGTAACTGCAGTTAGTGGTAACAACAATGAGTTCACGGTTCTAGAAGGAACTAGTTCACCTATCGGTAGAGCATCCATTGCAAGTATAACAGAAGGTATCGTATTCGTTAGAGGATTTTTCTGTAAGGTAGATGCACAAACATTAATCTTAGAGAAGTATTCAGGTAAACCATCATATAGAGTCGGTTTAGAAATTACAGAGACCCTAGTGTCTTCTGCAGACGATTCTTCATTATTAGATAATTCTCAGGGTACAACAAACGAGAATGCTGCTGGTGCTGATAGACTTAAGATGGAACTCGTTCTATCTAAGTATGCATTGGATTCAACAGAAGATACAGACTTTGTAGAACTTGTAAGAGTCAACAAAGGTATCATCGAAATCAAAATCACCAAACCAAGATATTCAGAAATCGAAAACACACTTGCAAGAAGAACATTCGATGCTAATGGTGATTTTGTATTAAGACAATTTACACATTCATTAAGAGAACACTTAGACTTAAACGATAACAGAGGTTTTTATCCTGCTGATAATGGTGGTGATGCAACTAAGTTTATGTTCCAAGTGTCGCCTGGTAAAGCATATGTTAGAGGTTATGAAATTGATAAAGTTGGAACAACTAACATACCAATTCCAAAGGCTAGAACAACACAATCACTTGCAAACACAAATACACCTGTAAGATTAGGTAATAAATTAAGAGTTTTTAACACACACTCATTCCCCGAGTTTGGTAATGAGACAGGCCCAACACCACACAACGAAATCTATCTATTAGATTCTACACCTTCAGCAGGTACAGTCCCAACAAGTGGACGTATCGGTATTGCACGTGCAAGAAGTGTAGACTTACAATCAGGAACAGTAAACAGTGGTGTCTTTAATGACACTTCAATCTTTAATATCTATCTATTTGATATCAAGATGTTTACAAAATTATCAGGAACAGTAAGTGGAACATTTACTGCTGGTGATAAACTCGTAAGTAGTTCAGGTGCAACAGGTATCATTGCAGAAACAGTAAACAGTGGTTCAACAGTATTAGTGTATGATGTAGTGGGTACTTTTGGTGTTAACGATACAATCACAACACAAGGTGCGACTTCAGGAACAACAACACTAACTGCAGTTAGAAATTATAATTTAGACCGTGCTAGAGGTGTCGCACAAAATGCTACATCAAATTCAAACGCAGACTTTACTGCAGACATCTATCTAGATTCTGATAAAGTATTAACAGGTCAGTTAACCTTTACAAGTTCAGACCCAACTGTTACAGGTTTCGCAACTCAGTTTACAAAAGAATTAAAAGAAGGTGACCAATTAGTTGATGGTGCTGGTAATGTTAGAATAGTATCATCGGTCACTAACGATACAGAATTAGAACTCACAGCAAACGGTGCTGCTAGTTTCACTGGTAACGTTGTCAGAAGACGTGCAAGATTATTTGACCAAGACCAAACTGCATCTATCTTTGCATGGCCTAGAGACTATGTTGCAACACACTCAGGTGATTTTGTAACAGTTAAGAGACAAGAGATTGTTACTGTTACATCTAATGCTATCGCACTAGAAACTGGAGATAACGCAACCTTTGGTGATAGAAGTACAGATAACTTTAATATTGCATGTATCTATCAAGATAGTGGTAATACTGCTGGAACTTCTTTCTCAGTTGGAGACTTAATCGATGTTACCACACTAAGTGGTAATCCAGCGAACTCAGGAAGTGGTCAGACATTATCACTAACAGTACCTAACAATAATAACGATGCAAAACTACTTGTATCTTATACAGTACAGAAGAATACTACAAGTTTATCAAACCAAACATCTAGACAAAAGACACTTAACAAATCAAGATTATTACAAGTAGGAAGTGCGAGAAGTGCTGGTGGATTCTACGGAACTGCATACGATGATAAAGACATATCATTGGGTGTTGCAGACGTATTTAAAATTCACGGAGTATATGAAGGTGTAGGTGGTGCTGACCCACTACCAGCAAACGCAACCTTCACTCAAGTGTCAGGTTCTTTCTCAGTTCATGAGATTGTAAAGGGACAAACTTCAGGTGCAAGAGCTAGATTAATTACAGCAGGTGGTTCAACACATTACTATTACTACATTAGTGGAACTTTTGTAGATGGTGAATCACTAGTGGGTGAAGACAATGCTGGTGTTTACACAATTTCAAATATATCAGCAGGTTCACCAAATATCAAAAACAACTTTACCTTTGACGATGGTCAGAGAGATGGTTACTACGACTTATGTAAGTTAGTCAGAAAGAATGGTGTCCCAACACCAACAGGTAAACTGTTAATTTTATTTGATTACTTTACATCTAGTGCTGGTGATTACTTTGATGTTGAATCATATTCATCAATCGATTATGGTGATATCCCAGTATACTCTCCAAACAGAGTAGACTTAGGTGGATTAGAACCCGATGGAACATTCGAGTTATCAGATGCAGTTGACTGTAGACCAGTAGTTGCAGACTTGATTGGAACTTCAGGTTTTGAATCAGCGACTATGACTCCAACTTCACCAGTTGATATATCAAATAATAGTTCAGGTATTACTGCATCTCCTTTCAAATATGAGAGTAGAGATTTCTCAGGTTCAAATGGTGCTGTTGCACAAGACACTCCAGTGCCTGGAAGTAGTATCGTAGGTGATATAAGTTTCTATGTTGGAAGAATTGATAAAGTATTCTTGCATAAAGATGGTGGTTTCCAAGTATCAAGTGGTATTCCATCATTAACACCAACTAAACCATCAGCAGTTGACGATGCAATTGAATTATTTGAATTGCAGATTCCTGCTTACACAAACAAGTTAAAAGAACTCAGAGTTAGGTCTCAAGACCATAGACGATTCACTATGAAAGACATCGGTAAGATTAATAACCGTGTCACAAACTTAGAAAGAATCACATCTCTATCATTATTAGAAAGAGACACTCAAACAAAACAGATTTTAGATGCTGACGGATTCGATAGATTCAAGTCAGGATTCCTCGTAGATAATTTCAGAGGACATAGAGTTGGTGATGTAAACCATCCCGACTATCAGATTTCTATCGATTCAAAACTAGGTGCAATGAGACCAAAATCATATTCACAATTCTTTGACATTGATTTTGAGTCTGCATTATCATCAAACTTCCAAAAGACTGGTGATTTGATTACTGTACCATATGACCAAGTAACATATGTAAATCAAGATAAAGCATCAAGACATATTAATGTTAACCCCTACCATGTGTTTAACTTCTTCGGTTCTGTTAAATTAACACCCGAAACAGATATATGGCAAGATACAGAACAATTACCCGAAGTTAGAATCAATAGAGAAGGTAACTTCGATGCAGTTCTCGCTGAGAATGCAAACTCACTAGGTACTGTATGGAATGCATGGCAAACAACATGGGTCGGTGAACCTAACGTAGTATCAACAGAAGTACAAGCAACTTCTAATGGTTCTTGGAGTGGAGACCCAGCACAAGGTGGTGAATGGGTATCAGGTCTTCAGGTAACTAGAGAAGTAACTGAAACTGTAGAAACACAAACAAGAACAGGTGTAACAACAAGTGTTGTAGAAGACTTTGTAGAAACAAGAAATGATAGAGTTGTATCCGTATCAATCATTCCGTTCATGAGGGCGAGAACAATTGAAGTCGATGCAACAAACCTCAAGCCAGGTTCAAACCATTACTTCTTCTTTGATGGAATCAGAGTTGACCAATATGTAAGACCATTTAATGCATCCTATTCACAAGATGGTGGGGTGACTGTATCTTCAGGTCTCAAGTCAGATGGTAATGGTAGACTAAGAGCATACTTCGAGTTACCAAACAATAATGCACAAAGATTTGCAACTGGTGCTAGAGAATTAAGAATTACATCAAGTTACTATGACTTGTCGAATCCAAATTCACAAGCAACTGGTACATATCAGGCGCAAGGTTTATTACAATCAAACCAAACTGAAGTGGTGTCTACTAGAAATGGTAGAGTTATCATGGAAAGGGTTTCAGGACAAAGAGATTTTATCAGAAGTGGTGAAAGAACTAACGCACAACAGTTTGATACAATTGCACCCGAATTACCACCACAAGAAGTACCGATTCCCGAGTTACCACCAATTAACATAGGTTTCCCAATTGATACAATTCCATTGAGGTTACCCCCTATCGCTACACCGATAGTGGTTCCGCCTCCATTACCACCTCTACCGATACCCGAACCTGTACCACCAGTGTTTGTGGCGCCAGAACCTTCTCCAATTCCCGACTTGTTTAATAGGGACTTGAGAATTGATGACTTCCCACGTAGGGGATTCATGCCTAGAGGGTGGGGTGACCCATTAGCACAATCATTCCTTGTTGACAAGAGTGGTGGTATGTTCATGACATCCTTAGATGTATTCTTCCAAGCAAAGGATGGTTCACTACCAGTATCAGTAGAAATTAGAAATATGGTAAATGGTTATCCAGGCCAAACAGTTCTTCCTTTCTCTACTGTAACAAAAAATCCAGCAGATGTCAATACCTCTGCTGATGGTTCAGTTGCAACTACATTCACATTTGATTCACCAGTCTACTTAGAAGAGAATCATGAGTATTGTTTTGTGGTATATTCAAACTCAAACAACTATGAGTGTTGGATTTCTAGAATGGGTGAGAAAGACCTTAAAACACAACAAACAATTTCAGGACAACCATATGCTGGTTCGTTATTCCTATCTCAGAACGCTTCTACATGGACAGCAACTCAGGAAGACGACCTCAAGTTCCACATGAAGATAGCAAACTTTGACACAAGAAAGAAACCTGTACTCAAGTTTTCGAATGCTTCATTACCTGTTTCCGAACTACAAGACAACCCAATTGAAACATTTAATGGACAAACATATGTAAAAGTATATAACTATTTCCATGGAATGTACACCAACAGTTCACAAGTTGTAATCGCTGGTGTAACTGGAGATAAATTAAACGGTGTATTAGGAATTGGAACACCTAGTGTAAGTGAGACACCAAACGATGGTACTTACAATTTATCAATGTCAGGTGGAAGTGGTTCAGGTGTAACTGTAAAAGTTGTAGTTTCGAACAGTGGTTCAGATGTCGAAGCAACCATTACAGACCCAGGCTCAGGATACGCACAATCAGATTCATTAACATATGCAAACTTCGATGGTGGAACTGCAGACTTATCAATTACAGTAACGAGTGTAGGTGATACACTTGGTGGTATCCCTGTAGCAGCGATTAACGCTTCATTTACTGGTTCAGGAACAAACATCGATAATATAGAGATGGATTCATTCACCGTGACCCCCGACTTAACATCTTACAGTTTAGATTCATCTTATACTGCTAACGATGACGTATTAGGTGGTGGTGCAAATGCAACATGTTCAAGAAACTATTATTATGATACACTACACACAATGATTCCGAACATCACTTTTGCAAATACTAGAATTAGTGCGAGTGTATTACAAACACCAATGAATTCGCCTGAAGGATATTCAGATAGAACTGCATATAGTAAGAGAACAAGTAATGAATTTATCACACTAAATGATAATGTATTCTTTAGTTCACCACATATAGTTGCATCAGCTACTAATGAAGGTGCATCACATCTATTGCAATCAGAGAAATCATTCACAACAACATTACAGTTGATGACAATGAATCCAAACGTATCACCAGTGATTGACATAGGTACAATCGGTGCTATTGCAGTTGGTAACAGAATTAACAGTATCAGTAGTTCAAGTGACGTACCAACAGGTACAACGTATGTCCCATCTACAGAAGCAGATGGTGACAACAACGCATATATCTACTGTACAAGAAAAGTAAACTTGAAGACACCTGCTACATCTATTAAAGTGATTGCAGATGTATTCAGACCACCTACAACAGAAGTGGAGTTTATGTATAAAGTATTGGAAAATGATATTTCAACATCTTTCGATGATGTAGATTGGAAATACTTCAATACCGATGGTTCACCCGATGCAACAATAGAAGCAGATGCAAGGAACTTCAAAGAGTACGAATTTACTGTAGAAGACTTGCCTGAGTTCACAGCATTTGCAGTTAAGATTGTAGGTAAAGGAACAAACACATCTGTAGTCCCAATGGTGTCTGCATTAAGATGTCTAGGACTTGCATAATGTCAGAGTATGTTAAAGTAGAAGGACACACTTCTTTAGTTAGAGATGAAAATTCTACTGCTATTGTATCAACTGATATACAAGCATGGAGATTACAGAAAAGAAGAAAAGAAATGTTCTTATCTCAGAGAAATGAAATAAATAGTTTAAGAGATGAGGTACAAGACGTAAAGTTTTTACTTAAAGAGATATTAGAGAAAATAAATGCCTAAGACCGTAGACCAGTTTTCAACTATAGAACAATTTAGAAATCGTTACAACGACCTAGCAAACGATGTCGGTGACATTAGCGGTTTAAGAACAGAGAATCAAGAAACTCTTGTCGATGCAGTTAATAGTCTAGAAGATAAATCATTCTTCTTCCAAGAATTCGTTTTTGATGGTTCAGATGGTGCTAGTGGTAACACTGTATTTTCAGGTAACGATAATTTCGGTAATCTCTTAAGTTACAGAACAAAAAGATTCCAAGTATATGTGAATGGTGTTCACCAAATCAGAGATACAGATTTCTCTATTGGTGGATTCGGAGTTGTAAGTCCACAAACTTATAGTTCTATTACATTCTCATCAGCATTAAACAACAGTGATGTAGTTACTGTATATGCATACACTGGTTCGTACTTAGGTGTAGTTGACACTGGAGCCGCATCAGGTTTCTTCACACAAACTGCTGCTCAAACAATTTACAACACAAACGATAACGGTGTTATTATTAATGGTAGTGGTACAGATAGAACAACAGTATTAACAGATGTCAGTAACTTTGATATCGAATTAGCAGGTGATACATTCTCACAAGGTAACGTCAAGTTAGACACTGGTCAGACATTGACAGCACCAACTATTACAGATAATACACTTTCAATCAATCAAGGTAATATTACAGGTGGTGTCACTGGTACATTTAGTAGTGACTTCAACGTTGGTAACCTAGACGTTGGTGGTGGATTCGGTTCAACAGGAGTATCGATTACTTCAGATGGTCACATCAATGCTAACGGTAATGTTGATATCGATGGAACTCTAAACGTAGATTCTGCAACCACACTGAATGGTACAACCATAGATGGTGACCTAGACCTAAACGGTAGTGTCGATGTATCAACAAATGCAACTGTACACGGTAACCTAGATGTCGATGGAACTACAGAACTTGACCATCTAAACGTTGATGGTGCAACCACATTAAACGGAACAACAATCGATGGTGACCTAGACTTAAATGGTAGTGTAGATATTTCTACTAACCTAACAGTTCACGGTAACGCAACAATTAATGGTAACCTAACACTAGGTAACCAAGATACTGATAGTGTTTCTTTTGGTGCTGATATACATTCACACATCTTACCTAACGCATCAAATACTTATGACCTAGGTAGTGATGGCAAACAATGGAGAAATCTCTATATTGACGGTACAGCAGAAGTTGATACATTGTCTATTAACGGAACTACAGTTACTTCTACTGCTGCTGAAATAAACAAACTAGATGGATATACTGGTTCTGCAACAGAACTTAATTATGCAAAATCATTATACGATACAGGTGTAACTGCATCAGAGTTTGACACATTAGATGGTATTACATCAACCACTGCAGAACTTAACAAACTCGATGGATTCACTGGTGTCGTAGCAGACCTTAACTATGCAAAAGACTTGAGAGCAACTGGTGTAACATCAACAGAATTCGATTACTTGGATGGTGTAACATCAAACATCCAATCTCAACTTAATCTGAAAGCACCTCTCGCTAATGCAAGTTTAACAGGTACTACATCGTTTGAAACTTTATCAGATGGTAGTATATCAATCACTGCATTCGTAGATGAAGACAACATGGCTAGTAATAGTGCTAGTTTAGTACCAACACAACAATCAGTAAAAGCATACGTTGATTCACAAGTTGCAAGTAAAGACCATTTAAGTGAGTTAGGTGGAGACTCGGGTAATATCACCGAGGGGTCTAACTTATTCTTTACAAATGCAAGAGCAGATGCAAGAGCAGACTTAAGAATCGGTGCTGCTGACTTAGATGACATCGGTAACGTTGATGTAACAGGAAATGCAATTGGTAAAGTATTAGGATGGGATGGTTCTAACTGGGTTCCTGTTAACCAAAGTACAACAACAGATTCAACTACTGAGGGTAACAATAAATACTTTACAGACGATAGGGTCGCTGATATCTTTAAGTTAGGTAGTAATGGAGATACAGAATCCTATAAAGGTATTAAATTAACTTATGCTGATAATCCCGATGGTGGTTCTGATACTGCATTGGATGGTGAAATAACAGCAGAAGTTCTCGCACAAAATGGAGTAACCGTGAACACCAGTACTAACAATGTAGAACTAGACTACGAAATAACATCATCTGCACCTTCGAGTGTAGGTAGTACATCTACTGGTCATTTATGGTTAGTAGTATGATATGGCTGATGAAATCTATGTAAATATTGGAACTACGTTCCAGCAACCCTACCAAGGTACAGCTCCTGCAAACGGTAGAACACCTGTAAACGCTCAGCAACCAAGACAGGCGATTGCTAGTTCTCAGACTCCATTTACTTACAACAATCAACAACCGAGTATTTACCAAAATCCCGTAAACGCTCAGAGTCCTTACATAGCAAACGCACAGCAACCATATCCGTATATCGCAAACGCAAATTATCCTTATATTGCAAATGCACAAAATCCGTATCCGTACATTGCTGACGCACAATCGCCTTATATCGCACAAGCAAGACAACCAGCGACCTATGCAAGACAAGGACGAACACCTTTTACTTATTCAAGACAAGGTAGAACGCCTGCGACATATCAGCATCAGATTCCTTTCACATATGAAAGACAAGGTCAATTGCCTTATACTAGACAAGAGTCGTATCAGAATCCATTTACATATGCAAGACAAGGAAGAAGTCCTTATCCTGCTAATGCTCAGCAACCGTATCCGTACACTGCAAACAAACAAACAACGTATCAACATACTGCTAGACAACCAGCACCGTATATTGTAAATACACAAAATATTGCACAACAACCTGCTTCTTATAGACACCCTGCTATAGGAACTACACCTTCAGAAGTGAATGCGAGTTATCAGGTTTCATATCCATTTACATATCAAGTTGCGTATCAGAATGCAGTTAGAGGCCCAATTGATGTTCCATTGATAGGTAGAACTCAAGTACCTTATCGAACACCTGTAACAGGTCAAGAACCTATTCCTTATAGAACGCCTCAACCTTCAACATATACTTATGATAGATTACTGGGAACAGCATATTTCTTCGTTGGGCCATATCCAAGTTATACATATCCATACTTTGGTTATTCTAGTGGTATCAGTATTGCTGTGGGTAATCCGATTGGTTCACCAGCAGCGGGACATCCAATTGCTTCTCCAATTAATACCAGTACATTTCCGTATGCCTATTTGCCTTTTTCGAACCCAGGCGGGCCGGGTATATCGATATTGTTCCTTTATCAAGCAGGGCCATCAAACCCGAATTGGTTCTTCCAAGTATCAGGATTCTCAACGCCTACTGGGCCTACTCCAATTGATAATTATCCTGGCAAACAGTTATTTTCTACTGTAACTAAAATTGAAATAGGAAGGGGAACTATGACAAGTCCTGGCCCAGCTTATACAGCTGCTAATACTTCGTTTACTACGATAACTTATACTGGATTTACAGTGTCGCCACAATATTCATCAAGTTTGACTATTCCTGCTAGTACTATGAATCCGTTGGGTCTTCCATCATTTGGTGCATTTATTAGAATGAGGTTTTACGACTAATGGCTATAGGACAAAGACAAAATCAGGTAGTTGCAGCTGGACAAGAACCATATACCTATCAACAGATTGCACAAACTCAGCAACCATATGAATATCAGGTTCCTGGCCAACAAATCTATCAAGTTACAGTACAACAACCTAGAAATATTCAGGGACGAACCCCAGCACCTTACATAAATCAGGTTCAGACAACTTACATCTATCAGTCACCTAGAACATATCAAGTTTCATATAGACACCCAACTACATCGAATGGAACTTATCAAATAGCGTATCAATATACTGCTCAGGTTCCTTCAACATATGAAACACAAGGTCAGACACCGTTTACATATCAAGCGCAACAACCCTATCCTTATATCGCAAATGCAAGACAACCTGCTAGATATCCTGTAGTTGCACAACAACCTTATCCGTATATTGCTGGTGCAAGACAACCAGCAATTGCACAAACTCAGCAACCGTATCCATACATTGCTAATGCTCAGCAACCGTATCCGTACATTGCAAACAGTCAAACACCGTTTACATATCAGAACAGACAACCTACTACGTATGCGAGACAAGGTCAAACACCTACAACATATCAAAGACAAGCACCATATACAACTAGTGTTACAGGTAGAACACCGTTTACGTATCAGAACAGACAACCTTTTACTTACAGAAATCCTGCTAATAGAAGAACACCTTATATTGCACAAGCAAGACAACCAGCGATATACCAAAATCCTTATCAGGTTCCTTACTCGTTTGGACAACCTTACAGTTATCAACAACCGTATGCAACTACAAGACCTATCGGCCCAATTGCAAAAGTTAAAGGTGTATATGTTAATGATAGTGGAACAATTAGAAAAGTGGACGAAGTATACACCAACGATGATGGTACAGTAGAGAAAGTACACCAGTCAGTTCCTACTGCTCAGTTCAATAGATAAAACTAAAAAATACATAAATAGTTATCATGGCTATTATCGCAAACTTATTCATTGACCAAGGTGCTGATTTCAGTATCACCGTAGACGTAACAGATAGTTCAGGAGATATCTTGAACTTATCAGGATATAGTGCGGCTGCTCAGATAAGAAAAACATATTCTTCATCGAGTACAAGTGCTAGTTTCGGTACATCTATTGCAGAAGCAACTGGTCAAGTTACACTAACACTTAGTGACACTGTAACTACTGGTTTAGATGCTGGTAGATATGTTTACGACCTAAACATTACAAGTTCGGGTGGTGTGACAACTAGAGTTGTAGAAGGTCAAGCAATTGTAACCCCAGGCGTAACAAGGAGTTAATTATGAGTAATATTAAAGGTACACTTAGTAGAGTTGCAACAATTGGTGGAAGAATTCAGGGAACTGGAAACCTTCGTGCTAAACAAGTTGCAATTGGTAATTCGTCTGCAGATGTAAATTTGGCAGCAAAATCTATTAATGAACTTGCAGATGTTGATGCAACTGAAACAGATGACGGACTTCTTTCATACGATGCTACTACAGACAAGTGGACAACCACAACTGTATTAGACGGCGGAACATTTTAGTTTTATAAATATCTTTACACATCAAGGAGTCAATCAGTGAGACTCGACCCACATTGTGAGTGGATAGCATAGATAATGGTCTCTCGGGATAATGAACGAGAATTTACGTAAATTTTAACATAACCCAAATTCATTTTTTAGGAGAAAAAAATGGCAACAGTAATTCAGATTAAAAGAAGTACAGGAGCGAGTGCGCCAACAGTCTCAGACTTGAGCGAAGGCGAATTAGCGTATGTACAGGATAGGTCGAATGATGGTGCTTCTGCTAAATTATACATTGAATCAGTAGACTCATTAGGTGCGGCTGCTATCCACGAAATCGGTGGTAAATACTATACCGATATCGTTGACGGTTCTGCTCCAACTCCAGCAAACTTTATTGTTGGTAATGGTTCAACTGCTGGTGCAAGTGTACAACTTAGAGAAGATTCAGACAATGGTTCGAACTATGTCGCTTTAAAATCGCCTGACTCTGTAGCAAGTAACGTAACGTTTACATTGCCTGGTTCAGACGGTTCAGCAAACCAAGTATTAGGAACAGATGGTTCAGGTAACCTATCTTTCTTATCAACAACATCAACATTAGCAGGTGCAACAGACTCAGATATTTCTGCTCCTTCAAGTGGACAAATCCTTGTTCATGATGGTTCAGACTCATTTGATAACGTATCACTAAGTGGTGACGTAACATTAGCATCAAATGGTGCTGTAACAATCGCAAACGGTGCTGTAGAAACAGCAATGATTGCAGATAGTAACGTTACTATTGGAAAAATTGACTTCTTAGTTGACGAAGACAATATGGCTTCAGACTCTGCAGTTAAAGTTCCTTCACAGCAATCTGTTAAAGCATATGTTGACTCACAAGTAACTGCACAAGATTTAGATATTACAGACGGTACAGATAGTATTGCTGTAGACCTTGACTCAGAGGTTCTTTCAATCTTAGGTGGAACTGGTGTATCATCAACTGCTTCAGGTAATGGTGTAACATTAGCAATTGGTCAGTCAGTTGGAACATCAGACAACGTAACATTTAACAATGTTGACGTTGATGGAACACTTACATCAGACGATATTACATCAACAAACATATCTGCTTCAGGTAACTTAACAGTTTCAGGTAACTTAACAGTTAACGGAACAACAACTACTGTAAACTCAACAACTACTTCAGTTGCTGACCCAGTATTTGAAATCGGTGATGACGCTTCAGACGATAACCTAGACAGAGGTATTAAATTTAAGTATAACGATGGTTCTGCAAAAGTAGGTTTCTTTGGTTACGATGAAAACACAACTAAGTTTGTTGCATTAAAAGCTGCAACAGATTCTTCATCTGTATTCTCAGGAACTGCTATGGATGCAGTCTTCGGTGGTATCGAAGGTTCAGGTCTTGCATTAAGTGGTTCAATCACTGAGATAGACGGTGCTGCTCCTGCAAACGGTCAGTTAATGATTGGTACAGGTTCAGACGTTGCTCTTGCAACCCTAACAGCAGGTGAAGGTATTGATGTTACTAACGGTTCAGGTTCAATCACAATCGCTGCTGAAGTTGGTACAGACTCCAACTTAGGTGCTGTTATCGTTGCTGCTGGTGAAGGTATGGACGCTTCATACTCTTCAGGTACAGTAACAATCGCTGGTGAAGATGCTACAACATCTAATAAAGGTATTGCATCTTTCTCTGCTGATAACTTTACAGTGACAAGTGGTGCCGTAACTGTTACAGCTATTGACGGTGGTACATTTTAATTAACGAATCAATAGGAGAGTAACATGGCAACAGTAATCCAACTCAAAAATAGTAGTACTGCTGGTGATGTCCCTGCTGTCAGCGACCTAGTCGCTGGTGAATTAGCGGTCAACACTTATGACGGTAAACTATTTTTAGAGAAAAATGATGGAAGCGCTGCCATAGTCGAAATTGGTTCTAACCCGTCAACGCTGTCGGTAAACAGTGCATACTCATTCCCAACCTCAGATGGTGCAAGTAGTCAGATACTACAAACAGATGGTAGTGGTTCACTAACTTTTGTAAACGCACCTTCTTCGGGATTAGTGACATTCACATATAGTGTAACAAGTACACAAACTGTATTTACAGGTTCAGATGACAACGGAGCAACGTTGGCATATACAGTTGGTATCGAACAAGTATTCTTGAACGGTATTAAACTCATAGTTGGAGACGACTATGCGAGAACTAACAGTGGTACTATTACATTACAAGCGAATGCAGAATCAGGGGATGTATTAGAGGTAGTCGCACAAGCTTCGATTTCTAATTTAGTACAAGGTTTCTTCACAACAGTCGAAATGACTGCTACAACAAGTGACCAAGTATTGAGTGGAAATCCAGTAGCAAACAAAGCAGTTAAATATGTCATTATGGCATCACATGCAACTGCTGGAACACATGCGGCCGAAGTATTATTAATAAACGATGGAAGTAATGCATACTTTGTACAGTATGGTGACGCTTACTCAGGTTCTTCATTATTCTCACTTTCAAGTGATATCAATAGTGGAAACATGAGACTATTAGCAACACCTGCTAACACAAATACAACATTTAAAACTTTCCAAATTAGGTTAACATAAGGAGTAACAAATGGCCAAGACTAAAGCATTTAAACTTGCCGAATTGATTAGAGGTATCGAGTTTGATATCGACAACGATGAAATTGTTACAACTAAGAAAGTTAAATCTAAGGATAGAAAATCTGCTTCTCAAACAAAGACATCAACAGCAGAATTTACACTCGATACTTTTGCACACGCATCATATCGAGCTGCTAGATACATTGTTGCAATGTCTAAGGGTTCAGATTTCCATTCAACAGAGATAGTTGTTGTACATGATGGTTCATCGGTAACATTAACACAATACGGCACTCTAAAGTCGACATCATTAGCGACATTTGATGCAGATATAAATGGGAGTGACTTAAGATTAAGATGTACTCCTGCTTCTAACGCATCAACTGTTATTAAACTTGATAGAACAACAGTAGACGCCTAGGTAGACGCTTAGAGAAAATCGGGGGGGACTTTATGTCCCCCTTTCTTTTTGTATAAATAGTATTATGGCAACGAAGCAAAAGTTTTTTACAGATTTAGGATTCCATTCTCTAGGTAATCAGACCGTAGAGGGTAATCTTACGATTACAGGAGACCTAACTGTACAGGGTGATAATCTAGTTGTCGATTCCACTACAATTTCCGTTACAGATTCTATGATGGAACTTGCAAGTGGAAATACGTTGAGTGACTTATTAGATATAGGTCTCTATGGAAACTATGATGACGGTTTGTCAGATGGTTCTAGTGAATATACAGGATTATTCAGAGACGCTAGTGACTCAACATGGAAACTATTTGATGGACTGGAAACTCAACCTACTACTACAGTTGACATAACGGATAGTGGGTTTTCTTATGCAGACTTAAAAGTTGGTGACTTGGAAACTACAGGTCAATTATCTGCAGTAGGGCCTCTATCTCTAAGTAATCTTAGAATAGATGCAGACTTAAGTTTATCAACAACTGCAACAGACGAAGTTGTTTTAGATTCGTTCCCAGCATTGACATATAGAAGTTGTAAATATCATCTTCAAGCGACCCAAGGGAACAATCATCACGCAACAGAATTGATGGTAATACACAATGGAACCAGTGCATTCGTATCACAAACTTCAGATGTTTTTACAAATTCATCTTTGTTTAGTGTTACAGTTGATACCGATTCAGGTAATGTAAGAGTTAAAGTCACACCCGCTTCAACTTCACTTACAATTTTTAAATTTAGTAGAAATTTGTTAGTAGTATAGGGTCTGTAAAAGAACTCTATCTTCTAAATAGTATAGTAAGAATTAAACTTCACAACCTATAGGACACGATAATGGCAACACAAAACAAATTTGTTATAGAATATGGATTATCAGTAGGTTCAACGGAAGTCATCACATCATCGGGTAAAGTAGTAGCATCAGCAATTTCAGAACTAGATACAGATGACCTATCTGAGGGTTCCTCAAATCAATATTTTACAAACGCAAGAGCTAGAGGTGCTATATCATTAGCATCTGGCGAATCAAGTTTATCATACAACTCAACAAGTGGTGAGTTGTCTCTAACTTCTGTTGATGGGGGAACCATCTAATGGCAGGAGAAAAGAATTTTAATATTAAGAATGGTCTTTCTGTTCAAGGAACAGAGGTCATTCAGTCAGACGGAACATATGTAGGTTCCATTTCTGCAACTGCACTTAATGAAAGTGTAGACGATAGAGTTGCGAACCTCTTACAAGCAGGTTCAGGTATCTCATTATCATATGATGATGCAAACAACCAACTAACAATTACAGGTAATGTCGGTGATATCACTGGAGTTAACGCTGGTGCTGGTTTAACGGGTACTGCAACTTCAGGTGATGCAACACTAAATGTTGGTGCTGGTACAGGTATTACTGTAAACGCAGATGACATTGCAGTTAACATGTCTGCTTTCGATACAGATGACTTATCTGAAGGTTCCTCGAATCAATATTTTACAAACGCAAGAGCTAGAGGTGCAATATCAGCAGGTGGTGATTTAAGTTACGACTCTTCAACTGGTGTAATTAGTTTTACAAACGATGCTGGTGATATAGAAAGTGTTACAGCAGGAACAGGTCTTTCAGGAGGCGGTTCAAGTGGTGCAGTTACTCTTAATTTAGACCTTAAAGATGAAGACAACATGTCTTCAAACTCTGCAACTCATGCTGCTTCTCAACAATCTATAAAAGCATATGTTGATTCGCAAGTTGCAAGTAAAGATGCATTATCAGAACTTTCAGGTGATACAGATGATATCACTGAAGGTTCAACCAACCTCTATCACACAACAGCAAGAGCAAGAGGTGCGATTTCAGTAAGTGGAGACTTGTCCTATAACTCCACAACTGGTGTAATCTCATTCACAAACGATGCTGGTGATATCGAAGGTGTAACTGCTGGTGACGGTTTGTCAGGTGGTGGAACTTCAGGTACAGTTTCACTTGCAGTTAATGTTGATGATAGTTCAATCGAAACAAGTTCAGACACACTACAAGTAAAAGCATTAGGTATTACAGACGCTATGTTAGCGGGTTCTATCTCAAATGCTAAACTTGCAAACAGTTCAATCACAATCAACTCAAATGCAACTGCATTGGGTGGTGCTGTAACACTTGACACTGGTGATTTATCAGAAAATGGAAATCTCTTCTTTACAAACGAAAGAGTAGATGATAGAGTCAATGCATTGTTACAAGCAGGTACTAACATGTCATTGTCTTATGATGATGCAAATGGTACACTTACAATCTCATCTTCAGGTAAAACAGAAGAAGAAATCGAAGATATTGTTAATGGTTTAGTAGTCGGTGGAACAAACATCACATCAACATATGATGACGCTGCTGGTACATTAACACTTGCTGGTTTATCAGATTCAGATATCAGAGGTTTATTCTCTGCTGGTGGTGACTTATCATACAACAGTGGAACTGGTGCTTTCTCTGTAACAAAATATACAGATGCAGATGCAAGAGGTGCTATCTCAGTAACAGATAGTGCTGGAGACGGTACACTTTCATATAACTCTACAACTGGTGTAATTACATACTCAGGTATTACAGATGCACAAGTAAGAGGAAAAATTTCAGTAACAGATTCAGGTGGAGATGGTTCACTTGGATATAATTCAAGTACTGGTGTAATTACTTACACTGGCCCAAGTGCTTCAGAAACACGTGCTCATTTCTCAGCAGGAACTGGTGTTTCAATCAGTTCAGGTCAAGTAAGTATCGGTCAGGCAGTTGGTACTACAAGTAATGTTCAGTTTGGAGATTTAACGCTATCAGGCGACTTAACAGTTAACGGAACTACAACCACTGTTAACACTGCAACACTTAACGTTTCAGATAATATCATTACACTTAACAACGATGTAACTGGAACACCTTCACAAGATGCTGGTATCGAAGTAGAAAGAGGAACATCATCTAACGTTTCATTGACATGGGACGAATCAGAAGATGAGTGGACTTTCGGTTCATATAACGTAAAAGCATCTTCATTCGAAGGTTCATTAACTGGTAACGCAAGTACTGCTTCAAGTGCTGCTCAGTTAACGACTGCGAGAACAATCTCATTAGGTGGAGACCTTTCAGGTTCTGCATCATTTGACGGTTCTGCAAACATATCTATCTCAGCAACAGTTGCTGATGATTCACACAATCACGTGATATCAAACATAGATGGTTTACAGACTGCATTAAATTCTAAATATGAGAGTGGTTCTAACGCAACACTTGGGTCAATAACAACAAGTTACGCAAACAACTCAGGTGGATATGTGAGAAACATATATCAATCAACTTCATCTCCAGGCTCTGGTGATGGTTCAGTTGGTGATTTATGGATTTTATACTCTTAATAAATAGAGTATAAACTAAAGGATAAAATTAGGATATGGCGACAGGTTCACAAAAAGTAAAAACCCCAGCGGGATGGAGTTCTACTCAGGGTGCATGGGTAAAGACTGGTTCTACAACATGGAAGGCAGTAGACCAAGTTTATGTTAAAACACCTACGGGGTGGAATAACGCTTCGGGTCAACAATCTGTTCAACAACCCTATCCTTATATTGCGAATGCACAAAGTCCCTACATTGCAAGTGCTCAACAAGCATACCCTTACATTGCAAATAGTCAGACACCATATATCGCAAATGCTCAACAACCTTATCCATACATTGCAAACAGTCAAACACCTTATATTGCGAATGCACAGCAACCATACCCTTACATTGCTAATGCACAATCGCCATATATTGCACAAGCAAGACAACCAGCGATTTATCAGAATCCAGTTTCTGCACAGCAACCATATATCGCCAATGCACAGCAACCGTATCCGTACATTGCTAATTCGCAGACCCCGTATATTGCTGATGCTCAACAACCGTATCCGTATATCGCTAATGCACAATCGCCTTACATTGCGAATGCTCAACAACCGTATCCGTATATTGCAAATGCTCAGAGTCCATATATTGCTAATGCTAGACAACCTAGTACGTATCAGCACAGGTCTCCATTTACATATCAAAACCCTGTAAATGCACAAGAACCTAATATCAGGAATGCACAACAACCTGCTGCTTATAGAAATCCAGTAGGATATCAGATACCATATATTGCGAATGCAAGACAACCTGCTGGATACAGAAACCCTGTAAACGCTCAGAGTCCTTACATTGCAAACGCACAGCAACCGTATCCATATATTGCTAACGCACAATCGCCTTATATTGCAAATGCGAGACAACCTAGTACCTATCAACATAGGTCACCGTTCACGTATCAGAATCCAGTTTCTGCACAAGAACCAAATATTAGAAATGCTCAGCAACCTGCTGGATACAGAAACCCAGTTTCTGCTCAAGAACCTAATATCAGGAACGCACAACAACCTGCGGCCTACAGAAACCCTGTAAGTGCTCAGGAACCTAATATTAGAAACGCACAAGCACCGTTTACATATAACGCAAGATATCCTGCTAATGCACAATCACCAAGTAACGCTCAATCACCGTTTACTTACAACGCAAGATATCCTGCTAACGCTCAGTCACCAAGTAACGCTCAGTCACCGTTTACTTACAACGCAAGATATCCAGCAACATATCCTGCTAATGCAAGACAACCGTTCACTTACAACGCAAGATATCCAGCAACATATCCTGCTAATGCGAGACAACCTTATACGTATTCATTCAGAAATCCGTTTACGTACAACTACAGGTCTCCATACACTTACACGTATGATAATCACTTGTATGATGCATATTTCTTTGTGAGTCATTATCCAAGTTATACATATCCATACTTTGGTTATTCTAGTGGTATCGGTATTGCTGTGGGTAGTCCGATTGGTTCCCCAGCAACAGGTTCGGTGCCTGGTGTAACTGCTGGTGTTAATACATATCCGTATACATATGTTGCACCTTCCTCTTCACAGGTAATTTTAATGTGGTCTGCTCCATCAGGTAGTACATGGAACTTATCAGGTATGGACTATTCAGTAATTACAAAGATAAGTATACAAAGAGGGCCAAACTACCCGTACGCTAATAATTTCCCGAATGCGCCAGGCACTGCTCATTACACTGTATCAACGCCTGGTACAACAAGTCCAGGCACGATGACTATTCCATATCCGGCATTGTCGCCACTGGGATTCAACGGTTTTGGGTCTACATTACTCAGAATAAGGATGTATAACTAATGGCATATTCAACTAAATTAATAGAAGGGATAGAACACGCCTATAAAGATTACAATTACACTTACATGGGTGAAGAAAGAACTGCATGGGTAGCAGCTCGTACTGATATGTGGACAGTTGGTGGTGTTGTAGATTCAGAAGGATTAGAAGCAGAATTAGACCAACAAATAGTAAGTCATAAACATTTATGTGAAAGTATTGATGGTCATTTTGACCCTCTATCAGAACCTGCTTTAGGTATATTAGAAGGTTCAGGAGCATCATAATGTCAGTTCAATATAAAACAGAAGATGGAATACAGGTCGCTTACAAAGACTTCACATATACTTATATGGGTGAAGAGAGAACAGCACATTACGCTACAGGTACAGATGTATTCGAAATTGGTGGTGTAGTGGATACAGTAGAATTAGAAAGAGTTGTTGAAGAAAACTCAGGGTTTATGCAATCCATTTTTCAAAACATGGATGGGCATGTAGACCCGATGGAATATTCTTTTGAAAATCATGGGTCAGGAGCATAATAAGAAATGGCAATAGGTAACGCAAGAGAACCAAACATACGTTCTGCACAGCAACCCGCTATCGGGAATGCTAGGAACCCGTTTACCTATCAAGCTTCGTATAGGGTTCCATACATAGCAAACGGAAGAAATCCGTTTACCTATCAGGCATCTTATCGTGTTCCATACATAGCAAACGCAAGACAACCGTTAATATACAGAAACCCATTTACTTATAGGGTGCCTTATATTGCAAACGCAAGACAACCGTTAATATACAGAAACCCATTTACTTATAGGGTGCCTTATATTGCGAATGCGAGACAACCAAGTACCTATAACCATAGGTCGCCATATACCTACAGAAACCCTGTAAGTTATCGTGTACCTTTCACATACAACCATAGGTCACCGTTTACATATAGAAATCCTGTATCGTATAGGGTTCCGTTTACTTATAACCATAGGTCACCGTTTACCTATAGAAACCCAGTGAATGGTCAAGAACCTAACATAAGAAACGCTCAAACACCGTTTACTTATCAACATAGACAACCAGTCACATATGATAGACAAGGTCAGTCACCGTTTACGTATCAAAACAGACAACCTGTAACTTACAGAAACCCTGTAGGATATCAGATACCGTTTACATATCAGAACAGACAACCTGCTGGATACAGAAACCCAGTGTCGTATAGAGTACCGTTCACCTATAACCATAGGTCTCCATTCACCTATAGAAACCCAGTGAATGGTCAAGAACCTAATATTAGGAATGCTCAGACACCGTTCACGTATCAACATAGACAACCTGTTACATATGATAGACAAGGTCAAACACCGTTCACGTATCAACATAGACAACCTGTTACATATGAAAGACAAGGAAGAAGTCCGTTTACTTACCAAAACAGACAGCCTGGTACATATGCAAGACAAGGACAAACTCCTTTCACATATCAGAACAGACAACCGTTTACGTATAGAGACCCAAGGTCTTATCAGATACCGTTTACGTATCAGCACAGACAACCAGTCACTTATGAGAGACAAGGTAGAAGTCCATTCACCTATCAAAACAGACAGCCTGGAACCTATGCTAGACAAGGTCAAACACCGTTTACCTATCAGAACAGACAGCCTGGAACCTATGCAAGACAAGGTAGAACACCATTCACTTATCAACATAGACAACCAGTCACATATGCAAGACAAGGTAGAACACCTGTAATTAGATGGGATGGTGACCTAAACCAAAACTGGCCAGGAACACCAGTCTCATCCTAGTTCACTAAATAAGTGAGTGAGGATATATTATGGATAAAGTAAAAACATTAGAAGAACTAGAAAGCAAATTATCTGAGTTTCCCGATTTAAAAGCTCTTTCTCATCAAGAGAGATTTGCACTTGAGCAATTCCATGTCGGTTCAATCAATCTAAAAAAATACGAAAAAGATTCAGAGACATATAAAAAGTTTGCATGGTTCTTTGAAAAAATGCCTCCACTTAGATTAATAAAGTGGGGTGACTTAGAACAATTAAGACGTGATAAAAAATTGATGGCATTCAATGGTCTTCAATTTCAATGTAACACCTATCATAAATTTTTACCATATGTTTACACTTCAGGTCAACCCGACCCCGATGGAGCGCCTGGAGCAGTTGTCCCAACCAAATTTAAAACTGCAAACTTAAATGATGAACTAGTCACTATGAGAGATGTAGTGAAGGATGAAATTAAAGAAGGTGATTTTAAATATGACAACTTTGAAACAAGTCTACAATCTATGTATTATCATAGTGCAAAAGCACACTGGTTAACACAAAGTATTAGAGAAGAAGGACTTTGGAATCCTATCCAAGGTTATGTTGTTAAGATTGGTGATGATAATTATCAATTGAGAATCCATCCAGGCTCAGTTAGGTCAGGAGTCTTTGAGGAGATGGAAGACCCAAATATGGAATTATTGATTTGGGATGTTTTTGATATGATTCCTCATGCAAAATCAATGACACTAGATGATACACTGGAATATTGGTTAGGACTCATAAACAAGAAAGATGGTGCTCATGATAACTTGTCAGTAATATGGACAAATGGAACACTAGAGTTTCAATCAGACATGAGTAGTATTGACTTTAGAAAATATGTTTACAGACACAATGAAAAAGTTACAAGATTAGCAAAAAAGAAACCTTTAAATATTTACATCGGTTACGATTCAACACACAATGGTATTGAAAAGGTTTCTAAAAAATCGTTAGAAACTAGTATACATAGGTCAATAGGTGGTGGACACTTAGTCAACTACAGTGAGTTTGAACCCGAGATTAAATTCTTAGATGTATCTAAGATTCCCGAGTACACTAGACCTTACGAGAATCAATCTACGTGGTTCACTTACAGTAGATTCTTGATTCCTTACTTAGAGAACTATGAAGGATTCAGTTTGTTTATAGATGATGATTTCATCTTCCAAAAGAATCCTTTAACTATGTTCTACTACTTAAACATGGATGATGCTGTGGCATGTATCAAGTATCCACAAATCAAACATGATGAAAAGAAATTCAACGGAGAAGTTAATATAGATTACCCATGCAAGTTGTGGTCATCTATGATGTTCTTTAACAACGGTCATCCCGACTGTAAAAAATTAACTCCTGAAGTTGTTAACACGTGGACTGGTCAACAGTTACACCAATTTGAATGGACTGATAAAATATCTGCTATTCCTGAGAAATATATATTCACTGAAGGATATGATGACCCCGAAGTCAAATGGGATTTCGCTGGAGTACATTATACTAGAGGTGGGCCATGGATAGATGGGATGGATTACAGTCATATAAATAATTTAGAAATATACAATAGATTTAAAAATCAGTTGTAATTTCTATAATTATAGGGTATAATATTATGATGAATGCTTTAATTTACACTGAAAATAGTCAATTAATAATCCGTAAACCAAATGGTTTGGAGTGGGATTATGAAAACGTGGATGCTCCCGAATTAGGATGGGAGTATGATGTACTCGTTTATGATGACATTGAAATTTGTATTGAAAACTATGACCATAGCAAGTCATGGGACGAACAAGAAAAAAGAAATCTTACTCCAGCAGAGAAAGAAAGAATCGAACAATACATTGAAAACTCAGAACCACCTACAGGTGTGACGCTGAACAATCAATATGTTAGAGATTTGAATGAAACTGTTAAGTTAAATATCAAAGAGTTTACTGAGAAGTATGGTTTTGATGACTTAACTGAAGTAACATTTGCTGGTAGAGAGGGTTCAAACCATCCATATAGGTCTAATGCTAGAAGAGTTATGGAGTATGCTGATGCTCAGTATGTTATCTATGACCAAGTTGTTAATGAAATATTTGCAACAAGAGAAGACCATTTGAAAACATTAGAAGAATATGTCGACCAATTTCCTCTTCCTGCCTTGATTCCCGACCATGAGAGATAGGAATGAATGTCGTACATATTGACCGACCTTTCAAGATAAAAGAGTTACCCCTAAAAGACATCTATGTCTTAGATGACTATTTGTGTACGGAACTCTGGCATCACTTTGACAAACAGATAAGTCAAGGTGGTATATGGGCGAAAACTAATCAAGTTAGTAGTGATAGTCCAACAGGATTACCACATCACCAGTTTTGGGGTGCAACATACTATAGAGAGAATGAAAGACCCGAAGATGGTATGACACCCGACAAACTACACTTTGCTTATTATTTCAATCGTAGAGTGCAAATGGAGTTTGGATTTAAGTGGGTAAGATTCCAATACATGGGATTAAACTCACAAACTCAAGGACTACAAGGAACAACACATTCTGATTGTAGCGATGATGATGAGTGGAATATATCATTCCTATATTATCCAAATAGATTTTGGAATCCAAAATGGGGTGGTTCATTAAGAATATACGATGAGCATCAAAGAGGTATTGATGGACGTGAAGAACACATCAAGAATCACCAAATTGCAGAAGTAGAATTTAAACCAAACAGATTAATAATGTTTGATGGTAGAATACCACACGGAGCAGACGCCCCTCATCCGTCTGCGAGATATATAGATAGAAGGTCACTTGTACTCAGAGGAGACGAAGTTAGACTAGTAGATGAGGAAGAATTTTTTTATGCCGACGATAGACTTTCACACATACGATGACAACACTGTAAAGAACTTTAGACCAGTTCTTGCAAAGGATATTATACCCGATTGGTGGAAGAGTGTCAAGGTAGCAGAAATAGTTAAGGGTCAAACTCAACAAACTATTCGTGCTTGTCCAGCAATGGATGATTGGTTAAAGTCGGGATGGATTATTGTATCCAATAGAGATATTGAAGTTATAAACGGTAGCAGTGTAGATGATACTGGTGATGATGTAAAGGTCGCTGCTTTTGACCCTAGTGGTCAGGACTATCATTCACGTAGTCATCCTACAACTCAATTCGCAGATGTTTTTGAATATCTTGGAAGAGGTCACCAAATCAAGGATGCATTTAAGATGAAAAATCCTTGGAACATAAAGACACCCCCAGGCTATTCTTGTTTTTATCTAGACCCCTTTCTTTTTCAGAATAAATACTTTGCAACATGGCAAGGAATCATCGATACCGATGACTTCAATGTGGGGATGGACAATGCACAAATTATATTCTATCCCAAGGTAGACCATTCTTTTGTTATTAAGAAGGGTACACCTTTAGTACAGATTATACCTTTCCAAAGAGAAACGTGGAATGCAACTTATACTGTAAAGACACATAAATCATGGACTGATAATCGTGCTGAAGGAACAACAGAATTTGAAAAAAGTGACACTACAAAGTCTATGCAAGAGTGGGGACAATTAATGGATGAGGAAGGATTGAGAACATTCGGCCCATATAGAAACAAAGGTTATTGGAAACCAAAAGGTAAGTTCTTCAAAGAAGATTCTCCACCACCCGAGTGTCCTTTCCACCAAGGAGAAGAAGATGGCAGTTAGATTATTATTCCCAACATTTGTATTTCATAGAGATTTACTAAACCCTGAACTACCCGAAGAAGCTGGTCTTACAGAAGAATATGTAGGGATGTTGAAAGAAGAAATGGATGCAATGAGAAAGAGAGACCCAGTGGGTAGAAGACTCTCTAATGCTTATACAGGATGGCAATCAAACGATGGGTGTGAGTCATCACCAATATTTCAAAAACTTATTAATAGAATTGAGAGAACATTCTATGACGAAGTTTTCCCTTTCCACGGCTTACCATCGGGTACAAGTATGAGGGTAGGTAATTGTTGGGCAAATATTAACGATTTTCTTGCATGGAATAAACCACACCTTCACAATGGATGTTGGTATAGTGGTGTATTCTATATTCACGCTGAAGGAGACGAAGGTAATTTTTGTGCTATAGATACACAACCAAAAGTTGTTGCAGACTTTCCTCATTCACCTAGAACACCTACAAGTTGGGAGTTTCAACCTTTAACAGGTCAATTAGTATTGTTCCCTAGTGGAATGATGCATATGGTAGAACCAAATGACACTAAGAAGGATAGGTATAGTGTATCGTTTAACATTGAGATGAAATACGGCCCAAAAGGTAATCTCGGAGATATATGGAACTATGACCCTAACGAATTCGTCTTTGATTTAGACGAGTGTGGAAATCCTGCTAGAGTAACAGCAGATAGAGGTTCAGAAGGAAACGAATAGTCTAAATAGTAATATGGAAACAGTTACTATTGCCCCACATCTTTTGTGGGATATCATAATCACACTTATTGTAATACCTGCTGGTTTTTTAGTTAGGTCTTTACTTGCTGAGCAAAAAAGAATCGACATTCTCATCAACAAAACAAGAGAAGAGATTGCTAAAGACTATGTTACAAGAGAACAAGTAGAACAAGATTTCCAACGTATCTTAGATTCTATTCGTAGAATAGACGAAAAAATAGACAAACTTCAAACTAAGACTTATTTCCAAGATTAGGTTCTGAATTGTCATAAATAGTAAGAGGAGAACTTACTATGGCAGAACCGAATTCAAAATCAGCACTTAAAGAGTATATAAAAAGAAAACTAGGTGCTCCTGTACTTGAAATTAATGTCGATGACGACCAGTTTGACGACAGAATTGATGAAGCATTACAATACTTCCGTGAGTATCACTATGATGGTTCTATCAAGATGTATCTCAAACATCAATTAACGTCCTCTGAGATTAGTACTATGAGAACAGATGAGACTTTTACAGAGTCATCTGCTGGTACACATGCATATACAGACCAACAATTCAAACAACAACAGAACTATATTGTTCTGCCTGAATATGTTTTATCAGTAATCAACATATTCCCGTTCAATGACAAACATAACCTTAATATGTTTGACCTCAGATATCAATTAAGACTGAATGATATCTATGATTTAACAGCAACAAACATTCTCTATTATGAAATGGTTCAACAAAACCTTTCATTGATAGATAAAATTCTTGTAGGTAGAACACCTGTAAGATATAACACACATATGAACAGATTATATCTAGACATGGATATGGAATCAGTCAACGAAAATGAGTATATAATTATCGAGTGTTACAGAAAGATAGACCCAACAGACTTTACAGATATCTATAATGATATGTGGTTAAAGAAATATGCAACTGCATTAGTCAAATATCAATGGGGTGAAAACCTATCTAAGTTCCAAGGTATCGCATTGCCAGGCGGAGTAACACTAGACGGTTCTCAAATGAAGAGTGAAGCACAAGAAGAAATCACTAAGTTAGAGGAAGAGTCAAGACTGAATTATGAAATGCCTGTCATGGATATGATGGGGTAATTTTTTATGCCTACAAATGTATTTTTTAACCATGCAGTAAGTACTGAACAACACCTATACGAGGATTTAGTTGTTGAGTCTTTACGCATATATGGTCACGAGTGTTTCTATTTACCTAGAGAGATTATAGAAGAAGATTCTATATTAGGTGAAGACGTACAGTCTAAATTTGGTGATGCATATAGTGTTGAAATGTATATTGAAAATACAGAAGGTTTCGAAGGAGAGGGTGACCTTTTCAGTAAGTTTGGTGTACAGGTAAGAGACCAAGCAACCTTTATCATATCTCTACGTTCATGGGAGAGATTTATATCGCTAGATTCAAACCTTGCAACATCATTAAGACCTAACGAGGGAGATTTAATTTACTTCCCTCTCAGTGGTTCTATGTTTGAAATCAAATTTGTAGAACATGAAAATCCTTTCTATCAAGTCGGTAAACTATTCACCTTTAAAATGCAATGTGAACTGTTTGAATATAGTGGTGAAGACTTTGATACTGGAAGTAATCTCATCGACCAAATCGAAGACGAACAAGCATATCAAATTGGACTTACACTTGCAAACACTTACAGTGGTGGTGATGGTGCTTATTATGTTAATGAAGATGTATCAGTAACAATCGATGGAACTGCAACAGTTGTTGGTGAAGTTGTAAGTTGGTCACCACAAACTAGAAAACTTATGATTAAGGATAACACTAGGACACTTCAAGTGGGTGATACGGTCACTGGTGCAAACGGAACTGCAAGAGAAATATTATCAATTGACGATGTAATGACAATGGCACAAGACCCACAAGCAGATAACAAAGACTTTGAAACAACTGCAGATAACTATCTAGATTTCTCTGAGACAAACCCTTTCGGTGAGGTGACATAATGTTTGGAACCCATTTTTATAATGAAACAATTAAAAGAGCAGTATCTATCTTTGGTACATTGTTTAATAATATCAAGGTCAAGAAAACAAAAGCAGATGGTACAGTATTAACTGAACAGTTAGTACCAATCTCATACGGCCCAAAACAAAAGTTTTTACAGAGACTTGCTGAAGAAGCAGACTTATCAGATGGTAATAGAAGTGCAATTTCATTACCACGTATGGCATTTCAATTAAATGGATTCTCATACGATGCAAATAGACAACAAAACAAATTAATAAGACATTCAAAAACAACGTTAGAGACGGGTGGTTCTAATAGAAAATATCAGTATAACCCTGCTCCATACGATTTATCATTTCAATTAAGTATCCTTGCGAAGAATATGAACGATGCTTTGCAGATTGTTGAACAGATTTTACCTTATTTCCAACCCGAATATACAGTCACAATGAAGATGATTGATGACATGGCAGACCATAGAGATGTTCCCATAGTGTTATCAAGTGTATCATTTTCGGATGAATATGAATCAGATTATTTAACTAGAAGAGTTATAGAGTATACTTTAGAATTTACAATGAAACTCTATTTCTTCGGCCCTGTTTACACTGGTGGTATAATCAATTCTGTAATAGAAAGAGATTATATAACCGATGGTGTCACAGCAGGATTTACATCGACTGCAATTGATAATAGTGGTCTTGTGAAAGAAGTGAAACATTATGAACCAGCATTTGCTGAAACAGCAAATGCAGTATCCAACTCAACTACTGTAACTTTTGCAAGTGCAATAAATAGTAGTATTAGTACTGGAGACGAAGTATTCGGAACAGGAGAAGATACAAATCCAACTGTATCATCTATTGCAGAAGACAAATTATCAATTGTATTGTCATCTGCTATAACAATAGATGCGAATACTAAACTTAAATTTGTAGGTTCTGTAGACCCTAACGATACATTCGTAGTTGCAGAAACCGTAACCTTCTATGACGATGGTACAGATTCTACATATTCAGAGGATACAACAAGTGATTCGAGTTAATTATGGCAAAAGATATAGACCAACAATTAAATAATCTTTTAGATATCGACAGCGATATTAAAAAAGAAACAGCACAGGTAGTTAAACTTCCTTCTCGTTCTGAGAACATAGAAACAGACTATAAGTATGCACGTGAGAACCTCTACAACCTCGTAGAACGAGGTCAAGATGCATTGGATGGAATACTCCAGTTATCAAAAGAAATGGAAAATCCACGTGCTTATGAGGTCGCTGGTCAGATTTTAAAGACTACTGCTGACGTTGCAGAGAAACTATTAGATGTTCAGAAGAAAATTAAAGACCTAGAAAAGGAAGACGAACAGAAGATAGGTACACAACACAATCACTTATATGTCGGTTCGACTTCTGAACTACAGAAATTTCTAAAGAAATCAAAAAAAGATGACAATCAATAAGAACGAAGGTTACTTGGGTAATGCACTTATCAAGCGTGCTGGAATAGAAACCCAATACACCGATAAGGAGATGAGAGAATACTTGAAGTGTTCTGAAGACCCTTGTCATTTTATTGAGAATTACACACAAATCATATCCCTAGATGAGGGTATGGTTCCGTTTAAATTACGTGGATATCAAGATAAACTGATAGAACACTATAATAAGAATCGTTTTAATGTGGTTCTTGCATCCCGTCAGAGTGGTAAATCAATCACTTCTTGTGCATATCTCTTGTGGTTTTTATTGTTTAAACCCGAAGTTACAGTTGCAATCCTCGCTAACAAAGGTGCAATTGCAAGAGAAATGATTGCACGTTTGGTCACTATGTTGGAGAGTGTACCATTCTTTTTACAGCCAGGTGTCAAGATTTTAAACAAAGGTTCAATTGAGTTTGCAAATGATTCTAAAGTTGTAGCAGCTGCAACGTCATCATCATCGATTCGTGGATTGTCAATTAACTTACTATATCTCGATGAGTTTGCATTCGTAGATGATGCAGAGACATTCTATACTGCTACATATCCCGTGGTTACATCGGGTAAAGATTCAAAGGTTATTATTACCTCAACTGCAAACGGTGTTGGTAATATGTTCCATAAGATATACGAAAGTGCAGTTCATGAACAGTCTGAGTATAGAGCATTCACAATCAACTGGTATGATGTGCCAGGCAGAGACGAAGAATGGAAGAAAGAGACCATTGCAAACACCTCAGAAGCACAATTTGAACAAGAATATGGTAACAGTTTCTTAGGAACAGGTAATACACTTATCAACAGTAATACACTTCTAGGTCTTAAAGCATGGGATGGTGAGTGGTCAAAAGACAACTTTATAATGTATAAAAGACCAGTCGAAGGTCACACTTATATCTGTACAGTCGATGTATCACAAGGTAGAGGACTGGATTACTCAACCTTTACTATCTTCGATGTATCTACGGAGATGTTTGAACAAGTCGCAACCTACAGAGATAATATGATATCCCCTATGTTATTTCCCGATATCATCAACAAATATGCAACTGCATACAACGATGCACTAGTTATTATAGAAAACAATGCTGAGGGTGCTATGGTGTCACAACAGTTACACTATGATATAGAATACAACAATGTGTTTGTACAGGGTCTGACCAAAGCAGAAGATGTGGGTGTCAAGATGACCAAAAAGATTAAAAGAGTCGGATGTTCCACATTTAAAGAGATTTTAGAAGAAAACAGATTAAGTATCGTAGATAGGGTTACTATCACGGAACTTATGACTTTTATAAATAAAGGGATGTCCTATGAAGCAGATAGGGGATATAATGATGATATGGTTATGAATTGTGTATTGTTTTCATGGTTTATTACTACAGAGTATTTTACCCACCTAACTGATTATCAAGTTAAGAATTTGCTTTATTCGGAACAACAAAAACTAATAGAAGATGATATTCTACCCGTTGGAGTATTCGGTAAACACGCTGATGATACATCATTTGTAGATTCTACAGGTGATAGATGGTTCGTAGATAAGTCTTAGAATTAATAAAGTTATAAATATAACAGTAAAACAAACTTTTTACATTAACAGGAGAAAAGTATGGCATTTCAAGTATCACCAGGCGTTCAAGTCAAGGAAGTTGACTTAACAAATGTTGTGCCAGCAGTTTCAAGTACTACAGGTGCTTTTGCTGGAACATTCCAATGGGGCCCTGTTGATGAAGTAATAACAGTTTCAGATGCGAAAGGCTTGGTCGATGTATTTTTTCAACCTGCTGACTCAAATGCTGGGGCAGAAGACTTCTTTTCAGCAGAGTCATTCTTGAAATATGGTTCATCTTTAAGAGTAGTAAGAATCAACTCAACTGGTCTATTCAGTGCGAATAGTGGTGGTGACGTTGACTTATTAATCAAAGGAGAGGACGATTACGTTGACAACCTAAGAAGTGGTGGTTCAAGTGGTACAGCAGGTCGCTGGGTCGCTAGACACGCTGGTGCATTAGGTAATTCGTTAAAAGTTTCTTTATGTTCTACACCAAACGCTTATTCACAATCTGCTATGGCAGTTGTTGAGGGTACAAACCCAGAGGGCGGTGTTTCTGTGAATATTGAGGAAGGTGATGGTGCAGACTTTGTAGTCGGTGACATCGTAACATTCTCTAATCACACTACAGAATATAAAGTAACAGCAATCGATACAGCTACAACAACAGACCATGACACACTTACAATTGAAGCGTTAAACTCACCAAGTAAAACACTTCAAGCCGCTGTGCCAGATGCAGTGACAGTGTCAAGACAATGGGAATTTGCTGGTTTATTCGATAAAGCTCCAGGCACATCTGCTTCTGCAGTAAAAGCTGGTGCTGTAAATGACGAAGTTCACGTAGTTGTTATTGACGAAGATGGTTCAATTTCAGGTACACCAGGCGAAGTATTAGAGACACACGGTTTCTGTTCATTAGGTTCAGATGCAAAAAACAGTGTAGGACAATCAAACTACTATAGAGACGTTATCGCAAGAGAGTCTAAGTGGGTATGGTGGTCAGGACACTCAACAGACATCATGACAACAAGTAGTGAACATAGAACATTACTAAGTGCAGTATCAACTGTATTCTCACAACCTAACCTACCAGTTGCTGATTCATTAGCAAATGGTGCTGATGGTAGAAGTCCAACAGCAGGTCAGAAGTGGGGTGCATATGACACACACTTCGGTGATGGAGAAACTTCAGATGTTTCATTCCTTATCGCTGGTTCAACAAGAACAGATAACGGTTCAGGTACAGACCAAGACATTTTGGCAGACCATAACACAATCGTTAACCAATTAATTTTAATCGCAGAAAGAAGAAAAGACTGTATGGTGATTGCATCACCTAGACGTGCATCAGTAGTTGGTGTCGCAGTTGAGTCTACTGCAGTAGTAAATGTACTTGCAGATTACTCTTCAGTATCTTCATCTTCATATGCAGTCCTAGAGTCAGGATGGATTTATCAATACGATAGATACAATGACAAATATTGCTGGATACCAGGCAACGGACACACCGCTGGTATTATGGCAAGGTCAGACCTCTTACAAGACCCATGGTATTCACCTGCTGGTTTCTCAAGAGGACAATACTTAGGAATTACAAAACTTGCTTTAAATCCAGGCAAGGGTTCAAGAGACGACCTATATAGAGGTAGAGTCAACCCAATTTGTACATTCCCAGGCCAAGGTACTGTATTATTTGGAGACAAGACTGGTCTTTCAACACCTTCTGCTTTTGACAGAATAAACGTTAGAAGATTATTCATAGTCCTAGAGAAAGCAATTGCTACTGCTGCTAAGGCACAACTCTTTGAATTCAATGATGCATTCACAAGAGCTCAGTTCCGTGCTGCTGTAGAACCTTTCTTAAGAGACGTAAAGAACAGAAGAGGTTTAGTTGACTTCTCAGTAATTTGTGACGAAACAAATAACACTGATTCAGTGATTGACAGAAATGAATTTGTATGTTCAATCTTTGTCAAACCTGCTAGGTCAATTAACTTCATAACCTTGAACTTTGTCGCTGCTAGAAGTGGTGTAGAGTTTGAAGAAATCTACGGTGCAGTATAACAGGAGAATATAAATGGCAACAATAGACCAATTTAAAGCACAACTAATCGGTGGTGGCCCAAGAGCTAACCGATTCAGAGTCTTTATCCCAAGAGCGGGAGAGAAGATTGAGTTTTTGTGTACTGCTGCTCAGATACCTTCTGCAAACATTAATACATTGGCAGTTCCGTTTAGAGGTCAAGTTCTAAAACTCGCTGGAGATAGAACTTTCGAACCTTGGACTGTAACAATTATGAATGACGTAGAGTTTTCTTCAAGAACTGCTTTAGAGGCATGGCAAGAAGAGATTCAAGGTTACGGAACAAGTGATGGTGCTCTTAATACAGATTACCTATTATCACGTGCTTTCGTAGAACAATTACACAAAGACGACTCAGTCCTTGCGAGATATGAATTCATGAACATGTTCCCTCAGAATATCGCTGCTATTGAACTTTCAACAGAAGAAGCAACTGCAATCGAAACATTTCAGGTAACATTTGAATTCTCTCACTGGGAAAGAGTTCTTTAAAACAAGTGAGTTATACCCTTGATTTTGGGGTATAAATATTAGTATGGAAATTTTTGGGTTTGAAATAACTCGTAAAAAAGACGAGTTAAGAACAACAGAGGCACCGAATGCAAAGTCATTCGTGCCACCTGTTGACGATGACGGCACCCCCGTTATTCAACAACAGAGTGGTTACGTTACTGGCGCTGCTTATGGTGCTTACGTTGACATGGAAGGTGGTATTAAGAATGAGGTTGAGCTCATTCGAAGATACCGTGAAGTATCTTTAATACCCGAGTGCGACTCGGCAATTGAAGACGTTGTAAATGAGTGTATCACATCTGACACTTCAGATAGAATAGTTGCACTTGACCTCAGAGATGTTAAACTCTCTGATAGTATCAAAAACAAGATACAAGACGAGTTTGCATATATCTTATCAAAAATGAAGTTCAATCAGAACTCTCATGAAATTTTCAGAAAGTGGTACGTTGATGGAAGAATCTATTTCCATAAGGTGGTAGATTCCAAACGTCCTAAAGCAGGTATTCAAGATATCAGAAACATTGACCCTCTTAAAATCAAGAAGGTTAGAAATGTTGAGAAAGGTAAAGACCCAAAAACCAAAATCGATGTAATTAAAAAAGTCGAAGAATTCTATATCTTTAGTGATAAAGGATTCGATAAAAGTACCACAACAGAGGGTACAACAGTTAAAATTGCTCCTGAGGCAGTATCTTATACTACTTCAGGATTACTCGACTACACTAAAAACGTAGTAGTTGGGTATCTGCATAAGGCATTGAAAACTGCAAATCAGTTGTCAATGATGGAAGATGCACTTGTTATCTATAGGATATCAAGGGCGCCTGAAAGAAGAATCTTCTACATTGACGTAGGTAACTTACCTAAGGCGAAAGCAGAACAATATCTTGCAGATGTAATGAATAAGTATAGAAATAAGTTAGTCTATAATGCTCAAACAGGTGAGATTAAAGACGACAGAAAACATATGTCTATGCTTGAAGATTTTTGGTTACCACGTAGAGAAGGTGGTAGAGGAACGGAAATCTCAACTCTGCCAGGCGGACAAAACCTATCAGAGATTGAAGATATCGAATACTTCAAGAAGAAGTTATATCGTGCTTTAAACGTTCCAGTCTCTAGAATGGAGAGTGACAATGGTTTCAACCTTGGTAAGTCTTCAGAGATTACTAGAGACGAACTGAAGTTTAATAAGTTTACTAATAGACTTCAGAAGAAATTTGGAAGAGTATTCGTTGATATGTTAAGAACTCAACTAGTACTCAAAGAGATTGTAACTGCAGAAGAGTTTGATGAATTCAAAGACTTCTTACAGTTTGATTATGCTACTGATAACCACTTCACTGAGTTGAAGGATGCAGAAATTCTTAGAGAGAGAATGGATACATTGGGTCAAGTAGTAGATTATGTGGGTAAATACTATTCACACGATTACGTGAGAAAGTATATACTAAGACAAACAGAAGATGATATCAGAATCATTGACGGTCAAATTGAAGACGAAAAGTCACAAGGAGACGGAGAAGATGATGGTGATGAGTTCGGGAGTTTTTAATAAATGAGTGAAATAGCAAATAAAATTGTAGACCAAATTGAAAAAGGTCAGTTACAGGATGCTAAAGATAGTATCTTTACAGGAATTAAACAAAAGGCTGCTGACGCCGTAGACATGAAAAGAGTCGAAATGCAAGTAGACTGGATGGCTCAAGAGGCAGAAGAGAAGGAATAATGAGAAGTTTTTCTGAGGTCAGAAAAGAATTAGTCGAATCAGTCTCAGTTATTCCTGAGAATTTCTTTATATTAGAAAGAGATTCTTTTAGATTGGGTGAAGAGGTATTAAACGTTGTGTTTGCCAGAGAAGGTAAGAACGTTAATATCTTTTTAAACAACAAGTTATTGGATGAAGACTTCTCAAGTGTGAAGTCTGCAAAAGAAGAATTTAAGAATATCCGTAATATGATGAA